TGATAAATAGCTTCATAATCTATTTCAATAGAATCTCCTTCACTACCTCCATCATCACCTTCGGCATCACCATCAATCTTAATCCATCTAAGGAAACGAGTAGGGAAATTAATTAATCCCCCCCCCCATGAATTTTATTAATAGTTTCTTTATATTTGTGTATTTCATAGTTTATATTATTTTAAAGTTTATTTATTTCATAATATTGTCTTTATTACTCAGGTATATCACCACCATCTAATATCATAAATATATCATCTGATATTTTATATACATAACATTGTCCATTAACATTAGAAGAATATATACTAATATTAGATTGAGTATTTAGAGGTCCACCTTCTTTTACCATACTTTGTAATACAGTAACATTTCTAAATACTTCTTTGTTTATAAGTGCTCTTTTTGTTAAGGATTGTAAATCAATATCATCATATGCTTCATCAATAGTTACTTGTGGTAAAGAGTTTAATACTCCTTCTTCTACACCCAAACTAATTATATCTTCTTTATTATAAAGAAATTGAGCAAATGTTATATCAGATGGAAAATCCTTTATTTCTATCACTTGTGAATTATCATCAGAAAAATATTTAGGTTGAATAGTTGCTGGAACAAAGAACACATCACTATCACTACCACCACTACCACCATCATCAGAATCATCACTATCTCCGTTTATTTTAACCCAACGAAGAAATCTTGTTGGAAAGTTTATCAAACCCCCCCCCATAAACTTAATTATAAGTTGTTTTACATTTGTAAATTTCATAATCTATATTTATTTAATTTTTTTCAATATAACCGATTATATAGTTTGGAATATATAAATATACTTCGCTAAATCCAGCAGTACTATTAGTTGATTTAAATATTCCTTTATTAGTTATAACACTTTCAGTAACTTGAATATCTGGAATCTCATCCCAAGTAGTATAAGGAAATGCACCAGGAGCTACATTATTTATAGTATCGTGCATAAATTTAACAACATCATCTATTGTTATATCACCAGAAGGAGTATTCCCCCCCCCATTACAATCTTTTTCTTCAATAGCTTTGTGGATTTTATGAAGCTCCACAATCTTTTTGGTATAAGGTGTCATAATTATATCTTTTTATCTCTTATAAAATTAAGACTTCTTCCAGGATTCATTAGAAGAAGTAAACTAAGTTTTGTTTTTAAATCTACTTGAAGATAAGCTATATCATCTTCAGTATCACAAAACCTTTGTAAAATTTGAGGATAAGTATATCCTCTATATTTAGCATTTATATATTTAACAGGATTAAATTCATAATTTTTATATCCACGAATATATAGAGAATTATCAAATACTAATTTATATCCATATTCATCAGTCTTATATTGAACATACGGAATTCCATTATATTCTTTTCCATAATATTCCGCATTTATAGCATCTAATTTATTGTAAGGAGTAGCTCCTGCTGCAATTATTTCTTCTTTTCTTTTTCTTGTGGCAGCATAATCTATAGATTTATACTTTTCATTAAACTTAAATCGTTTAAAATAAATAGTACCTATTCCATAATTAAATTTATATGCATCACCGTTAAGAAGGATTTTATGAACTTGGCAATAGTAATCAAATAAACATTGTCTATATTCGCTATAAGTCAAATTGGCCTTCTTTTTACATATCCTTAAACGATTAAAAGTGGCATCCTGATTCTTAAGAATAGAACACCACTTAGCAAGCTCAATAATATCTCTTCGATTTTTATCTTTTTTACTCTTAAGAAGTTTTGTAACTTTAGCTTCTAAAACAAGAAGAGGATTATATTCTTGATTAACAAATTCTATAATATAATCATCAAGAATAATATGCAAATCAGTTGCAATACTTCCTTTACGGGCGGAAAGATAATTAAAACAAGTTTCTTTAGCTTTTTCAAGTCTATCAACTTTTCTTACAAGATATTCATATTCAATACGAGCTTTATTTGTAAAAGCAAGATAAATGTTTTTAACATCAGTATCTGCAGCAAGAGGACGACTCATTATTTAGTCAAGTTTGGAGTAGGTATTTCATTTGTTTGACGAACTACTTGAGGATTCATTTCGTCAAGAGTTAATTTTTTAATATCATAAATCATATCTTCAGAAATCATAAATTCATCGTCATCATCATAATTATAATTACCATCTATATGTTCTTCTGTAATTTCAAAAGGATATTCAAAAGGAGACTCAACTATAATAGCACCTAATTGTTGAAAATCTGTATCATTTATAGAATTGATATAAATATATTGATTGATATAATCATAAGTTACATTTCTACAAAAACCAGGAAGATGTTTATAAAATTTAGATGAAGCTTCTTTTACAAAAGCTATTTCAATAGGATTTTCAACACCAGCTGTACGAACAGAAAGAAATGGTAAATTATTATCAAGACGAGTAGGACGAGGAACTCTTTGTTTACTTCTTTTTATAATAGGTAAATCAAAAGAAGATGTATCAGGAATATCAGCATCTGGAACATCAATAAGAGTAATACGAAATCTTTGTTGTAATACCTTATCAATGTAATTATGATTTTCAAAAGATTGTCTAATTAATTTATTCCTATTATGAATAACAGCAAGTCGAATAGCATTCCGAACTGGAACACTATTCGCTTGCTGAATACTATGAGCAATCTCTGAAATAAGTTGGTTTATAGAAGCCATCTCATTAGAGGTTTAATTATTAACATTATTACTATACCACAAATATAGGAAAAATTTTGTAAAGTGCAAAAAATATTAGCCATTGAATATCAATAAGTAATATACCTATAATTCCAGCATTAAAATCGTGTATATTAGCAACACCTTTTGTTTTATTGCAATAATCAATAAGTTCTTTTATTGCACAAAGTATAATCGTTATTAATGTTGATAAACCTATACTCCCAAGAATATTAAATGCAAATAAAAATACTATTATTAGCATATTGTTTATTAATGCAGCTAATAAACAATGTTGTAATTTGTCTTTTTGAATCCAATATTCTTTAATTTTATTAAACATATTACGAATTAATATATTTCCAAATTTTGCTTGTTCCATAAGGATTATCTAAATCATCAAGCCAATTGATAGCATCTTCAATAAATAATTCATTAAGAGCAGCATTGCTATAACCGGAAAAACGCTTTTTATAAAGAACATAATTATCACTCTTAATCATATTCATAACAACATAAAAATCATATTCATTATAATTAACAAGAATTGGATTGGATTTCTTTAGTTTATTATAGACTTCAGTAGTTTCCTCAAGACTATAAAAAGGACCAAAGGTTTTAGCATTATTTTCAAATATATACATCTTAGCAACATCAGCTTCAGCAAATTCTTTATTATAATGACCATCAGAAATTATACACCATATTTTTCGTTTAAGGTGACATTTCTCATCTTTATCAAGATGGTCACTAATAGAATCACTAAGTAAATGAACTATATTAAGAAGATTTTCTTTTGTTAAAACATCTTCATTATCTCGTATATGTTTATAAATGCTCATAATTATCTGTATTTTTCAATTATATAATTCTTCATTTTTATAAAGTCATCAGCTTCAAATTTGAAAAACTTATTAATTACAGGAATAGTAATTTTAACAGCATTATTACCAAAATTAGCTGTACCTATATTTCCAATAGGATATGTAACTTGTTTACTATTTAATAAAGAAGTCATTGTATCATCAACAAGTTTTTCAAAATTTATATTCCCATCTTTATCAGCAAGGACTTTTAAAATGTTGTTAACTTTATAAAAATTATTTTCAATGGCCATACAGACCATAGGTCTTAAAGCTCCTATAATAAAATCATTTATGGCTAAATCATCAACAAACTTAAAAATATAATCTTTAAGACCTTCACTAACTTTTGCAATATTCATGGCTTAAAATGTTTTAGTTAAAAACTCTTCATAGGTTGTTTCAGGATGTAAACGAGAATATTCTTTAAACCTATTAAATAAGTCTATATCTTTATCTCGTTTTTCTGAAGCTTTAGATTTAATTTGTTTGATAAGTTGAAATTGCTTTTCAAGTAAATCTTTACCATCTTGACGAGCTTCAACTTTATCTCTAACCATGTACAAAAGTTCTTGTTGAATTATAGCTTGCAATTGAGCATTTATTGTTTTATAATTGTCATCATTATTTAAAGCATCTATTACATATTTATCTAAACCACTAATTTCATTATCTATTTTAGTCCAAATAGAATCTGTTTGAGTAGGTTGACTTAAATCAGTTTGTCCTCCAATAGCAGCAGCATATTGCTGTTTAAGCTTAGTAAAATAAGCTATTTGTTGGTCTATATTATTTATATATTCTCTCGCATTAAATGCCTGTTGTTGTCTTTCAGCCATAATATGATTTATTTAAAGATTAAAGCCGTGTAGTAAAATAATATCTACTACACGGCTAACTATTAATCCAAAAGTTTAAAGAATAGGAGCGAGAGGATTATAAACAGAACGCTTAGTAGCGGTAGTGCCTATAGTAACATCAGCAATTTCTAACGGCATAAAAGTACCATTAACATAGGTAACAATAATACCATCAGCAGCTTTACGCTGAATAGCCTCATTTTGAATAAGAAGAGGAGTAGTAGCACCAAGAACATCAATCTTGGTATTAACATCGTTGATTTTCTGATTAAGAAAGTCATTCATATTACGAATGTCTTTATAATCATTAAACCGTTTGTCAGCTTCACCAAGAGCATATTGATAAAACTCACGGACACTTACAAAAGGAGAATCAGGTCCACCAGGGCCGGGACGACCGCCATTAGGACGAGCACCAAACAAGCCCATAGCACCAAGGCCAAGAGCAGTTCCAGCAATACCAAGGCCAAGGGCCGTACCCGCAGTTCCGCGAGATGCGAAGTTACCCATCTGGGGAGTAGCTTCAGAATTTTCACCAGTAGTCATAAAATTAGTCGGATGTTTAAGAGTTAATAAATATTGTTGATGACTATCAGTATTATAACGCGCGCTTATTATAATATCATCAAGTTCATCATATAATGCGTCGCTTACCGCATTATTATATCAAGTTCTACAACTACAAATATAATATTTCTTATTAAATAAACAAAATAAAATATTGAGTTAATTACTTATTATTTATTACTGCTATATATTTTGAAGATTTACATTATAAAAAATATCATCCAACTAATCTTTAATAAGACTAATTGGATGATATATAAATAGAATTATTTATTCAGTAGAATCATTTTTATAATCTATATTAATCCATTTACATAAAGGTTTAATAACCCAATCCCATGCAACAGGAGCAAGAATACAACTATTAAGTAGAATCTCTTTGTTTTCATTTGTTATTCCCCCGTAGAGGAAGAATAGCATAATTGAAGTTGCAATAGTTATTCCAATTTTAACAACTTTTGAAACTTGTTTTTTAGTTATATAACCTATAAGACTTATAATCAAATAAGCTACAATATTTATACAAATAACAAAAGCAAAATCGAAACTATTAGAAATATATTGAAATAGTTGTTCAGTATACATAACTTATATTAATTTTTATTCTTCAGGCTCATCATCTTCAGGTATAGGCTCATCATCTGGAGGTATAGCAATTTCAGAAACTTCATATTCTGGTATAGTAGGCATAATAAATGTTACATGACGAGTATAGACACCATCTTCAATTGTAGCAACAATTTGTTCACCAGCTTGATAATTTTCATCAACATCAAATATAATGGGATAATAATGAGCACCAACCCATCCATCGTTACCTCTAATAACTTCTTTACCAACTCTTGCAATAGAATTGTTAAATACTATACTTATAGGAGTTGTAGGTGTACCAGAAGAACTTCCGTTTGGTATAGAACCAGTTGTACCTATGTCATTAATATTTTTATTACCTTTATCATCATCTAAATTAGTATCAATAAATAGATATGCTCTTAAAACATTGGGATTTACAGCCCTTGGATAAATAGTAAAATCATTCTTATAAGGGTCTGTATTATCAAATTGAGCATTATCATATAAAGGCATAACTCCGCCATCAGAATCTGTACGCTGAGGAACAACAACTAAATGAGAAGCACTTGTTTTTAATATAGGTGTTATATCAACATCTTGATGAGTAGGATTCCAACCATCATAACTGAAACCTTCATATCCATTTGCAACAACACCTACACTTCTTGCTTCATTAACATTTGCTTTATAATATTGATAATAGAATCCTAATGGACTTGCAGAACTCGGTTTAGGGAAACCTGTACTATCGAAACCATCTAAATATTTAGCATCGTTAATTAAATTACCATTTTCATCTTTAGCAGGTCTAACTATATATAACCACGAAGTACCTTTTTTATTAAGAACAACATCTACAACAGTTGTACCAACTAATCTTTGTGTTGCACTTGCACTATAATTGAGTTTTTCAGGTTTATAATTAGTTAAATCAGGGTCACCATTACTATCAACAGGAATTACTTCAAAATAATAATATTCTCCTCGTGTAATCTGATAAGGAACATTATTGGGTATTTCAGTCCATCTCATACCGTTTAAAGAACTTTTTACATAGACTTTAACCCTATTAACATCATCTATATCATCGGTGTCTTTAGAACCATTTATTTGTATATAAACATTACCATCATCAGCAGTTAAATCAACATTTTCTGTATAATTTTCTGTTATAACACGATTGAAAGTTTCTGTCTTATAACCTTGTTTACTAACAACTACTCCAACAGTAGTATTATTTGGAACAGTAATTTGATTAGAAGTAACACTTTCTTCAGTTGTTTGATTTGTTAAAACAACAGTAGCATCGTTTATAACATTTCCATCAACTCTTGTGACAACTGTATATTTATAATTTCTAACAGGTTCAGGAGTTAAAACAGGAGCTATAGTTTTACTTCTATCAATAATAACATTCTCAGAATATGGCTGATAACCATTAGCAGTAGCAGTTACAACAAGTACAGTACCAGCTTCAACAGTTAATATATCACCAGGATTTCTAGTAATACCATTTACCTTTATAATAGCATTTGCAGGAGTAGGAGTTCCTATTGTTACATTATAAGTGGTTGTAGTAGGAATCTTATCTGCATCTGTAAATTCTATTTCTATAGTTTCATCTTTAGTTAATGAACCTATATTCATAGTTTTATCATAATATCCGGAAAGTTTTGCTACAATAGCAACAGAACTACCAGCAGGTAAACTAATAGATTTTGTTGACAATCCATTTATTGTAACTATTGAAGAAGAAGGAATAGTTATAACATTTACAGTATAATAATCAGTAGAAGGTTGGTCATTACAATTAAATCCTAATGTTATAGCTACATGGTCAATTATTTTATCAGCTTTAGTTGTATTTCCATATTCATACGCTGTAACAGCAGCTTGAAATAAATTCCAAGAATTAAGAATATTTCTATTTTTACCTCTACAACTTGCAGTACAATCATCAAGAAGTTCTTGACCCCAAGAAGAAAGTTTGTTAAGAAGTTTTTCAAAAATACATTGATAAACAACAGGAACTTTTAAGAATATCCATTCATCATTTGTAGAATCTTCAAAAACTATAACTTTATTACAATCAATTTCAAGTTGAGCTTTAATATAATTTATAAGAACGCGTGCTCGTTTAATTTGTCCTAAATAATAACAAGCACAAGCAGCAATAAACATATTATAACAAGCAAAACCGCTTATAGCTCTTCCTTTACAAGTTGCTGTGCAACTACTTAATAAATCTTCTCCTAAAGTCCCAAGAGTATCAAGTATGTTATAATAAACACACCGATACTCATTGGGAACAATAAGATAAAGATAACTAAAAGTATCTTTAACCATATATTAAGACCCTATTAAATAGAAATAAACATCTGCATTATACTGATAATAATAAGTAAACTCTTCAGGTAAGAAATTAGCTATCGTAGAAGTAGAAAGTTTATGAGTACTTGCATCAACAACATATTCTTGACCTGTATTAATAACAGTATTATCATCAAGCATAAATGTGGCGCCAGTTATAGGCCTAATCATTCGTTGACGAATAGCTTGAACTCTAAGAGTTACCTGTCCAGGAGTTGTTATTTCAGAATATTGACTATAAGCTATAGGTATTACTATATCTTCGTTTGCAGTTAAATAACATATACAAGGAGTATATCCTTGTTTGTTGCAAACAATTAATACCTTATCACCTTTATCATAATATCCAACCTTTTGTTCAACACCATTCATTGTTATAGTACCACCTTCATAGCTGGTATCATCAACCTCAACTCTTATCTTAGGAACGACAGGTTTAGGTTCAAGAGGAAGAACAATAGTTTCAGATTCATATGACGCATTGAATGTTCTATTCTCAACAGTATCAATATATCCATCAGCTTTAGCTGTAATAGTAACATTTACATTAGAAGGAATTTCAAGAGTGAAAGGAACAGATTGTTCATATACAACAGAACCTCCAGAATAATTTACCTCAACAGTAACACCTTGTCTATTAATAGATGTTTCAACATCTGTCTTATAAGCATCAAATATAACAGTCTTTGTATTCTTAAGAGTAACTTCAACTGTCATATCTTCATTAACTGTAACAGTATTAGTATAAGTAGCATATCCGCTTAAAGAAACAACAATTGTATGTTGAGTACCAGGAGTTACACTCTTACTACTTCTAACTTCACCATCTATCATAATTGTAGCATTGTTAGGAGTAGCTATAACTGTAAGAACAGGGTTAACAGCTTCAGATTGTAAAGTAATTGTTATCTCTGTATCACTTGTTATAGTTATAGTACGAGTAACAGTTGTATATCCTGTCTTAGATACAACAATAGTATGTTCACCAGAAGAAACTCTCTGAGATTTACCAGAAACACCATCTATAGTAACTTCGGCATCACTAGGAATTGTATTCACAGTTAATAAATAATCAGAAGGAGGTTCAGGACTTTCAGGATTAAGAGGTATACTTATTGTTTCTATTGAATAAGTACCAACAAAATTTCTTTCTCTTGTTTCTGTTGCATAACCGTTAGCAGAAGCAACAAAAGTTATATTCTTATTGATAGGCATTTCCTGAATTGTATCATTTTCAAAAGTATAAACAGTAGCATCATCTTCAATAGTATAATTAATTGTAACTCCTTGTTTTGCCTCATCATCTGTTTTATCAGACTTATAAGCTACAACATTAACACTAACTGTATTCTTAAGTACAATTTCTTTAGTTATATCTCTATCAACTGTAACAATTTCATTATAAGTAATATAACCCTCTTTTGTTACAACTATATTAACTCTTGTTCCAATAGGAACAACTTTACTACTAATTTGCTCACCATCTAATGTTATAACATTAGGAGTAGGAGTAGCAGTAACAGTAAGTCGTGCAGTAGAAACTTCTTGTTCAAGAGTGACATTTACTGTTTCACTAATAGTAAATTCTCGTGTAATACTATAAGTTTTGTAACCAGATTTACTAACAATAATAGTATGTTCACCAGGATAAACTTCTGCACTACTAACATTTCTACCATCTATTGATATAGAAGCATCAGTAGGAGTAGATTTAACAGAAATAGCTATCTTTAACTCAGGAGTTAAAGTAGTATCTTTGCTAAAATATTGTTGTAAATTATATGTTACAAAACCACTCTTTGTAACTTTTATAGTATGATTACCAACTTTAACTATCCTCGTGTTACCTTGAACACCATCAATAGTAACAATAGCATCAGAAGGAGTAGGATTCACAGTAATAATAATATCATTAACAGGAACCTTATTGAGAGAAACTGTTAAATTTCTATCACTTGTTACAACAAAAGATGTACGATAAGAAATATATCCATCTGCTGTAACCTCTATACTACAAGTAGAACCTTCTTTTAAATTTGCACTCTTTGTAACTTCACCATTAATCTTACATAAAGCATTTGCAGGTACTGTAGTAACATTAATAGCAAAATAACGAGGAAGTTTATCTTCTTCAGTAAATGCAATATTAACAGTTGTATCTTTAGAAAGATTTTCTATAGTTTCAGTTTTATCATAATATCCATCTAACTTTGCAACAACAGTTACATCACTACCAGAAACAAGTGTTCTTTCCTTACCAGGAAATCCATTAATAGTAGCTTGAGCAGTAGAAGGATTTGTAACAACTGTAACTTTATAGTATTTATCATTATCAGAAGGTCTAAGACATTCAAATATTTTATCTGCTATATAATAAAGATTTTCTAAGGCTTTATCTAACATTCTACACTTATTGTTAAATAAATCTCTAAAAATAAGCATAGTGTTAAATGTGCAAATTGTTTCATTTGTAAAAACATAACCCAATTCGCTTCTTTTTACCATATCAAAAGCTTTATTAACAATAGCAACATCTATATTATCTTTTGTTAATTCTATCATTTTTCAATGTATTTATTGTTTACATAATTTGAATATTTTGTAATGTCAATACCAAGTTTATTATGTACATTATAAATTCTTTGTTCTTTAGTAAGCTCTCTATTAAAAATAATTTCTGTAATATCTTTAGCAAGCTTATCTTTCCATTCATTTTTCATATAATCAGCAACAAGCTTATCATCATCTCTATAAAGCACTAATTCATTATAAACATTAAGATATTCAGCTTCTACAGTAGCATTGATATTATCTTTTATAGTATTGGCATTAACATCAATATTGTTATTAATGATTGTAAATGTTGCAAACCGAGTAAGTCCAAAATTCATTGAACGAAATGAACTCTTAATTGCTGCAATACATTTATCATTTTCAGCTTTAACAATATCTTTTGTTATATGTTTAAGAAAGGTATTTAATTCGTTAAATGCATCAAGAATTTCAGCATTTATCTTAACTGTTCTTTTAGCTTCTTCTTTTTCTTTTTCAAGCTTTTTAAGCTCTTTTTTATTATCGAAATATCGAGTAACTAAAAGATAAGTAAGAACAATTAAAGTAGGAACAATACCATATTGAAAACTTTCGAGAATATATTCCATACTTTAAAGAAAAAGAGTGATACTATCAATAATAATATCAATAGTACCACCCTTTTATTAAATTAAGAGTTACTTGTCAGCAGAAATAATATTATTAACCAAGATTTGGAGGTAAAAGAATGCTATCTAAATCAACAAGAGAAGGACAAACAATTTGAACTATCTGATGAACAACTTCATCACGGGTTTTAACCATTCGCGGCTCAGCAAAACGAAGAGTATAGATATTAAATCCAGTATCAGCAGAATCACCCTGTGCAAGAGGATTAAAATGATAATCAGGATAAAGAACATCTAAATCGTCTTGATAAGTATACTCATAACCCACATCGGCAGCAGCTTTATCGGCAAGGTCTTTTACATATTTGGCATCACCGAAAGCTTCTTTACCACGAGCGTCATAAATAACTTCAACACCCATAAGGTCATCAGCAGGAACAATTTCGTAATCTTCACCAGCTTTAATAGCAGTAAAGATTAATTCGTTAGAATCATCACCACCAATAGTAACCTCTAAACCAAGACCATCTTTATTGGCGTTAAAGTAATCGGCAAGTTTTTGAGCAAGAACTGCGGCTGTATCAGTGGACTTAACACGAACAGAAGCAGTCCACTTATTACGCTCATTAAATTTCTTACCTTTCTTAACAGCAATAATGGTATAGTCATAATACTCAGAATCTGGTGCAGGAACAGTCAAAGAAGCAAAAAAAGTAGTAGCCTTTTCATACTGACCTTTAGCAACATCATAATGATTCGGATAAAGAGGAAGAACAACATTACCACCATTAGCAGCAGAACGAACAAGAACAAGGTTTAAATGATTCTTACTGTTTTGGTCTAAATAAGGATTCTTACCTTCAAAGCTATCAATACGTTTATTGACAAAAGTCATTTCTCCAGTAGACTCATCAATTTGAGCAACACCAAAAGCTCCTTCAGTAGTAACAGAAGAAACAGCACCACTTGTAACTAAACTTTTAGCAAAAAGTAACTGTCGCATATTATTTTTTCATTTATTATTGTCTAACATTTTGTGTAGTAGAACCAACAGATTGTAAATACTTAGTTACAGCAAGTTCAACAACATCTTTATGTAAATGTTCAGGTAAATCACAACTGATATTATCAGTTAAACTAACCTTTACAGGATTCTTAATATATTTTGTTCTAATAGAACTAATATCAGATTTTCCTGCATAAACTCTAATTTTATATTCATTCGAGTTTTCATTTACACTAACAACTGTAACAATAGGATATTGTTTGGATGCACGAGAACAATAGTCATCTAAAGTAATTTCAACTCTGTCCGGTTCAATAATCCTACATTGTTTATAGGTATTTGTTCCAGGATAAGAAATACTAAATCCATAGATATAACGGACATCACTAATTGTAAGAACTACAACTTGACCTGATTTAGTATTAACTAAGGTATCAAGCTCCTTATAAAGAGTAGAAACACCATTTACAGGAGAAATAGGATTATCCTGGATTGTAATCTTATCTTTGTAAATAGTTTGAACATTACTTCTAATAAGACTATCAGTTATTTCGTTGATAGCAGTATTTAAACAAACATCAATAGATTCTTCAAGAATACCTCTTACTCTTTCTAAACCCATTTGTTGTCCAAGCACTCGAAACATCTCGTGCATCGAAACTATATCCATTACTACATTTGTCTAAGTTTGTTGTAAAGAACAGTAACAGCGTTATTATTATCAGGGTTCTTAAACCACGCAACGGCTTCACCAATATTTGCACCAATGAAATCCCCCGTAGAAGAAACAATGTTTTGATTGTTAGGAAGTCTATTAAGTTCACCACGAGCAATTAAAATTTCAATAGTTCCCTTAAGTTTTACATCCTTATCAGCAAAGAATTGATTAAACTTACGAGGCTCATCTGTACTAAACTTATCAAGTCTATTTTCTTTTTCAACTCTATCGAGATTCAAAGTAGTAATGACAGGTAAACCAGTATTAACACAATATTGAATAAATACTGCATTAAACAGTTCATCATCATTAAGACAAGTTAAGTAATTAGCTTTAGCTTTATTAATCTGTTCACGATGTTTAGACATACGCTCACTTTCCTTCTTATCATCACGGAAATAAAAACGAATTTGAGGGTCAGAATTAATAAAAGCCATATCCTTAGCAACATCATTATAAAGAAGACAATGGCGATACATTAAATATTCTTCGACATTGTTAGGATAACCATATTTGTATTTTTCAGATTCAAGAGAGTTAAGTTTATTAATCTTTTCTCTCATAGCCTCTTTAAGCTTAGAGAAGTTTTGACGAGGAACAGAATCATATTCATCGTTAATAGCTTCTTCTCTTTTCTTAAAGGAATAGTAATCAGACTTCTTATAATAGTGAAAGCCAGTATCAAATTTTTTACCTAAATTAGTAACGCTAATTTGAATGTTGTTGAAATACATCTTAACACGTCTAACAAAATCAGGGTCATTAGAAGAAATACCTAATATGTTAGGCATGTAAGCATCCATTTCAGCTTTATTTGCACAAAGGATACGAGAAGAAGTGATTGAAGAACCAATCATTTCAGTCTTTTGAGGCATCACTTTGTCATTAACTTTACGGAACAAACTATAATTACGGACAGTGCTAATAGTAACACTTCTTTCATCATAATAAGGAGCGTCAAGTTGTTCTGTATCTTCCTTTACAGGGGTTTGCCGAATAGTATCAACAACATTAGCTTCAGGCCCTTTAGGACTTGCTTTTCCAAAATCGAAAGTACCAGCAGTAGGTGTAGTAGCCATAATTCAAATATTATTTATTAAAGTTCGCACTTTAACATAAACATCTTATTGGAGTTGTTAATTTGCAGACCAAAGCTGTTCTTAATCTCGAACCGGGACATATCAATCTCGGTAGAAATAAAGTTGGTATCAGGAACACCCCAAGATGCAGGAACATCAGTAAGACCCTTGAGAACTTTAGCTTTATAAATTTGACCTTTCTGACGAACCATACGAACATTTTGAGAACCTTCATAGTTAGAAAAGTCAATAAAGCAAGCTTGATGGGAATAAAGAGGATAACCAGAACGAGGATGAATCATACCATTCTGTTTTTGAGCTTCAGCAACAGTACCCTTATCGAAGAAGGAACAATGCTTAGCAGTAATGGTGTGACCATCAACAGTCTTATATTTACGGAAATAAGCACCATACTCAAGACCGTAACCCTCACCAGTAATTTCTTTCTCACCAAGAGGAGTAAGGAAACCATTCTCCTTAGCATCCATCTTCATAGCTTCATCGAAATCTTCGAGGAAACCTTTACCGCCCATAAGTACAATATCCATTTTACCGGTATCGGTATCACGAGAAAGAACATCACCAACAGTCCTCTTAACTTTGCTTAAAGTAAGGAACTCACCATAAGTATCATAATTGGACTCACGGCAAATTTCAAGCATACCAGCGGTATGAGGAATAGGTTTACCATTATCGCGGTCTTTAAGATTAACCTCACCATTAATATTGCGGTTATATTCAGCGAGCCACAAACGCTCCTCATTCATAACACGCATTGTAAGATTAAATTGACGCATTTCCTCATTAATCCAAAGTTTAGTAGTACCACCATTCTCACCCTTGAACTCGTATTCACAAATAACATTAGCTAAGTTACCAGCAATCTCTTTGGAATAACGATGGAATTCAAGTTGAGAAGTCATCTTACCAGGACCCATAGTATTACTACGGTTACCCTTGGAATAAGATTCAGAAATGGTAGGAGCTTGCATAGACCAATAAAGACCTTCAGCAAGTAACTCATCCGGAACAAAAGCCTCAGGATTAGGAGAAGTAAGTTTCAGAAGATAAGCATAACCATAAGCAGATTCACCAAGGTCCTTCTGAATACGAACTGTGGTCATACCATCAGGAAGAGTAAGACCATATTGCTCAATAAACCAATGAGTCTGGAAATGAACAATAAACTCTTGACCATTAAGACCAGTCTTTCCAGCAACAATGTCAGCATGAGTAACCATATCGGTAAACTTCATACGACCCATCACAGGCCAAGTCCATTGAACAGTACCAATATCAACAGTACCACGAGAACCTTGACCTTCTGTCATAAAGGAAAGAGGGAAACGGTCATCATCCATACCAAAGTTATAGGTAAGGAAACCATTAATTTGCTCTGGCTTTTGAAGCTGGAGATAAGCAATAGATTCCTCATTACTATAACCTCTATCTTCATACTTACCGCGAGCAATTTCGCGCATTTTAAAATAACCCATAAGAATTACAATTAGTTACCAAATTTAATTTCTTTCTTTTGATTAGTAGGAGTAGTAACTTTTACAGTAGTTTTATGAGCAGCAGCTTCTTTGGCTTTAGTACGAAGTCTAATAGCTTCTTTTTCTTTAACAGCCATATCTACAAGATTAGCATAACTACCTCCTGTGAATGTAAGGAAAGCACGAAGTATTTCATCATCACGACGACTTTCCGGAGTCTGTTTCATAATATCTCTTTGATAACGAGTATAACCTTCATTATCTATTTGATAGAGATAATTAAAGAAATCAGTAGGAGTTACAGCTATTTTCTTACCTTCTTTCTCAATAAGAATTGTTTGAGGTATTTCATAGCCAGCAACTTTTCTTCCATCAATAACTTGTTTAACTCCTGTCCAATACCTTTGATTATCTTCAAGAGCTTTTTGCTCGGCAGCTCTTGCTTCATCAGCTAAACGCTTACGCTCGGCTTTATCAGCTTCTTGAATATTTTCAAGTTCTTTTTCAGCAATCTGAAGTAATTGACCGGAAGATTTTAAATAGGCAATATAACTATCATCAACTTTCTGTCCACGTTCTTTCCAAGCTAAACGAATAATTTCTTCTTGCTGAGCTTCATTATTTTCATCTATACTAAGGCTACTTCTATCTTCATGACCGGTGAAACCATCAAGACTGTTTCCATTAGCAAGATAATAATCAAGAACATCTTTCAGAATAGGATAACGATTATAAAGACTATTTATTGTGGTTTCAGCAATTTCTTGCTGCGAGGCTTTAATAACAGCGTCAACATACTGTTTAATTCCTTCTGGACTATCTTCAAATTGAAGAGGTTTATCGTTGTCATCGGTAATATCAATACCAATGGCTTCAATAACGTTAGCAAGAGTAATTTGATTCTTATCATCTTCATCAGAATGATTAAGACCATCAAAGAAATCTTTAAGCTCATCTTTCTTTTTAAAGATATTTCCAGACTCGTCTACGAGATTACCCTCGTTATCAACGAGATATTTAGTACCATCTATTTCAAATTCAGCACCTGGAATAGCTTGAGATAAAAGATTATTTTCTTCTTCACCTTTTTCATCATTCTCAGGTTCTTTGTTTCCATCTGGTTCATTATTTGTATTATCATTAACAGGTTCAGCTTGTTTACCGGTCATTTCTAATTCGCTCGGTTTAGTAATATCATCACCCGTTATATGAGTAACATCTTCACCAGGCTTTTGAGTTTCATCTTCAGGAGTAACTGGCTCATTAGAGGTAAGTCCAGTTCCAAATGTAATACCAGGCATAGTTTTATTAGTTTTATTAGTTAAACACTATTTTACACTGCAATATTAACAATTTAATTCCAAACTTCAAAATCAATATAAGCACTATTAAAAACTTTATCATGCCTATTATTTATTACTGCTATTAGTTTTGAAAATTAGAAATGCGTCAGAAATGCCCTACAGTCAACTCAAAGTATGTTTGCGATGGATTCCTCATTTTTATAAAGAAAAGCTCTCACAGGCAAAATGAGATGCCATAGTGGGCAAATAAAAAGGCCGTTTCCCAGCATTATAAGCGAGAAACGGCCAAACTACCACATCCGTATTTATCTATTTATTTCTTTTTATTAGTATCATATTTATTTTTATTTTCCTTAGCTATTTTAAGTTTTGTATCTATATCATGCATTTTAACTTCTCTATCACGTTCTTTATTATATGTATCAAGAATTGCTTTCTCTCTTTCTAATTGATTCTTTTCACGAGCTACAACACTTCTCTTATCTTCAAGACGTGCCATACCTTCTTGCTTAGCTTGTTCAGAAACACCATTATCATAAGAAATCATATTAGCATCAGCACGAATAAGTTCAATCTGTTGTTTAATATAACCTTCAAGTTCAAGAGTCTTACGGTCTTCATTACCTTTAGCTTCAATCTTTTGAAGCTCAAATTCTTGAACCATTCGTTGAAGCTCTTGGTCCATTTCTTTAGCTTGAAGTTCATATTGTTCTTTTTCAGTTTCAAATTTATCAATAAGTTTTCTAATCTCAGCTATATTGTCACCTTCAATTGCAGCAACAGCAGAACGAATATCTCCATTTTGAGAAGCATTAAATGCTAATTGACGAAGATTTTCAAGCTTTTCTTTTTCAACTATAGAATTTTTAGCTTTAACTACATAATCAGCATAAACATGAGATTTAACATCAAGACTTAAATATTTCATTTTATTGTTGGAATCCCTATAAGATGTATCTAAACCATCTATCCAAGCAAGCTTTGAATAATCCATATCTCGAGCATAATCTCGTTCACGAATACAATCCATCATATATTCTATGATAACTGTACCCATTGAACCACGAGCAATAGCTTCTTGTGTAGTTCCTTTACCAGCAGAATTAGCAATCTCACCGTAACGTTGAGGTGTCATATCAGCTGCAAGTTTAGCAGAACTATCTATTTCTGTAAGAAGTTCAGTAAGTTGTTTAATAAAATCACCAATATTGGCTTGAAGCATACGAACTTGTTGTGCTCTAACCATACCTTGGTCATCTTTATCATCTATATAAAGAACACCATCTGCAAGCATTTTATAAATTGTATCTTCAGCATTTTTACCAAGTAAAGACTTAGGTAAAAGAAGAATAGACAATTTAAGTTTAGCTATTGCCATTTCGCGAGCATAAGCTACAATATTATAAAATACTTGATAAGGAGTAAGAATATCAATAAGACTAAATCTTCCATATCCAGGTAATAATTCCATTAATCCATTATAAGGAAGTTTTCCATTGCGGTTATAAGCAATAGCACGAGCTTTATAAGGATAAATAGAATCATTACGACTTCCTATACGAACAGATTCATAAACTTGAGGGACATAAATATATTCTATTGAAATATCCCCCGTAGAGGAATTCAACACATAACTATCATCTTCTACTCTTGTAGAAATAAGACCAGCTTGACTTACATAAGTTACAATAGCTTGTCTCTCCATACCACGCCATACAACATGATATACATCATAAAGACCGCCATTATATTCTCTTGCAAGTATTGGATTATTGTTAAAGAAATTTCTTTCAAGATGAGTAAATTTATTACAAACATCTCCATAATAACTTGCAAATTTCTGAAAACTTAATTCAACTGGTCCATTAGCATTTCCTTGACCATAATATGTTTCAAGAAATTCTCTATCTTTATCTGTAAGATACTCATCAAATTCATCAAGTATTTGTTGAAGTGAAAGTTTACGTCTTTCACAAAACATATCATAATCTTCAACAAATTGTTCACTATTTGGTATAGGAAAAGCATCAATAGGATTAACACTTCTTTTAATAAGTTTAGTACCTATTACATCTGCATAAGTATAACATTCACCAAAAGAAATAAAATCATTATAAAGCTTTGTATAAAATAAAGTATCTTCAGTTATATCACGAATAACATCAAGAATATTTTGACCTTGTTGAGAAATTTCATCTACATAATCTTCATTGAACTTTTCAATAAAAGCTTCAATATTAACTTGTTCTTGTGCATTAAATTCTTCAGGATTACCACCTTGATTAACAAATTGTTGAAAACTTCTTTGAATTTCTGCTGCAATAGCATTTTGAAGAAGAACAGAAATTTCTTCACGAAGTCTTGCATCTTTTGCAAATACAACTTCTGGATTATTAGCACCTACTATAAATATATGTTCATTTTTATTATATTCAGAAACATATCTACGAATAATACCTTTTATTAAATCATAATTTCTCATTTCAGCAGGGAAACGAGTATATTTTTCTTGTGTAGCATTATAAGGATTGAGAATCTTTTTATAAAATTCATCTGGAATTCTTTCTTTAAGAATCTCATATCTCTTATGCATATCTGTAGTATCTCTTAAACCTACAGCCTTACCGATAATCCAATCACAACAATTGGCATACCATTCAGGTTTTTCTTTTTCTGAATTTGGTACTCGTTGTTTAGGAAAATCATAAACTCCATTATATGCAATATCCATATCTCAATTTTAAAACCATTCTCTTTCTAATATATCGTTTTCATCAATGTTCTCAGCAGTAAGAGGAACTCTATTTTCGAGGTCATGTAAACCTTTAAGTTCAGCAGCTTTCCATTCTATACCACGAAGTAACATTTCAGACACACGGTCAAAGTTACCTTTAGTATTCCATTTCTTGAGTTCTAAAATCGCTTGATAATCATAAATCATGTGAAAATTCCTAATAGGATTTCCTTCTTCATCTTTACCTATTTCTTCATATAGATACTCTTTAAGAAGTCGAATAGCATTTAACTTTTTAGCATTGTCACCAATGCTATATCCGTATGTTTTTGAATATGCTTCTTGAATACTTGCATCCCATACAAAAATTGGTTCAAATGCAAGATAATGTGTAGCACCCCATTTTTTAAAGTTACTAACAGTTTCACCTCTGTTAATTTCAACATTTACTGTACCTACACAATTGTAAAATACTGCAAGTTGATAACAAATTCTGTCAGCTTCTTCAAGTCTGTCTGGACGTCCATAATAAGCCGCAACCTTTTTTGCTTTAAAACCATTAATAGCATGTGGATTCATCCAAACACTAATACTATTATGAGAATGCTTATTTGTAATTTCGTTCTTTTCTTTATCGACACCAACAGGGTCATAAGTAATACTGTAAAGACCTTCAGGTATTTCTTTTATTTTACCGTCTTTTGTAATTTTTTCTATATATTCAGGAAAAAACCAAATACGAATACAACCATGAGGGTCTTCATTTCCTCTACGAGGAACACCTTGAATCCAATCATAAGTTTTCTTACCTTCGGCTTGAAGTCGAGCATTTGAAACAAAGTTAACTCCTGTTTTAGTATCTTCAAACATTCCATCTGTATAAAACCTTAAATCGGAATCTATACGAAGTCTATCTTCCCAAGCTGAAAGTTCTTCTGAACTAAATATATTTTCTGAAGCACTACTAAAAGATTCAGAAGGAAATAAAGCATACTGACCAAGATAATTTATATAATCAGCATAAGATTTGGCACTCGCCTTTTTATCAATTCGTTCTTGTTTTGCAATTTCTAATCCAACTCTTAAATCACTATTTCCAAATCTATCCATTCCAGGTACTCCATCATACATACCTTCAAGTCCCCAAGCATAAGGTTTGAAAAAACCACAAACTTCTGAACGAGAATCTCTATCCCAAACATTCTCAAAAGGCATAAAATGGAAAGCACCAGGATTATAAAAGTTTTGTTCAAACACTTGCATATTACCATCAGTAGCAGTACCCCAAGCCATTAATGTACCTGTAATAAAAGAACCAGTTCTCATTGCAGGCTCAGTAACATTCATAAAAGCATCAAAGTTTTCCATAGTAGATAACTCTTCAACTTTTACAACAACTGCATCTTTACCGATAGCACAGTTTGCATTATTATGAGCAGAAACAGAAAGTAATGCAGATTTCCAAGAATCATCAGCTTCAACTCCACTACGAAGTTTATATCCTAAACGAAAATCTTCTTTTGTTGTAGAAAGAATACCTCTAACAAATGGTGTTTTTTCTTCATAAAAACGAATATCTGAAATAGCAAAGTCAGTAAGACCACCACGGTCTGTAAGATATTTACTATCAGCTGCAACATGAATAACGACTTTACGAGAACGTCCATTAACAATGTTTGCTGAATCAGAAGCCATTATATAAGAAAAACCTCCACGACGAGTTTTATCTATAATAAGATGAAAACCATTATTCTTAGCAAATTCCATTACATGAAATGTCCAATATTGGGCATCTATAAATGCTGGAAAATCAAAATGTTTAGAAGCAACATTTTTATTACCTTGAATAATGGAATTTTCATCAAGTCGCTCCATTCTCGTATAATTAAGAAAATTATAATGAGAACCTGTTATATGACAATCATGAATTGTTCCATCAGGATATAAAAGACAAGGAGCTGTAAATCCGTGTTTTCTTCTATATTGCTCTCTTTTACGAAGTTTTGTATGAGCAATACTATTGGGCTTAAATGAAGTATAGTTTCCGTTTTCTCTATAATAATCAGCCATCTCTGTAAATAAATTTGTATTCACAAATTTAATTTCAGGATTGATATTCATAAGAAAACCACCACTATCTCCAATTAAAAATAAATCATAAGGGTCATTATATCCTGCTTCTGAAGCTTTTTTATATCTTGATTTATCTTCTAAAATATAATCAAGAAAAGGATATCCTGTACTCATTTTATAAATGCAGAAACAACTGCAACAACTATACTTGTTACTCCAATAGTACCAAATATTATATTTCTTCTTCTACTAATTTCAAGATTTTTAGCAAGACTATAATTTAAATCTATATAATCTTGATTCTTTTCGGTTAATTCTAAATTATCATTTTTAAGTTTATCAATAGTTTGTTGTTTATAAAAATTTATTTCTTGTAAATCAAATATCATTTCATCTTGTTTTTCAGAAAGTTCTTTATAATAATTTCTTTCAGCTAATTTAATATTAGCTTCTTTTATCAATTCAATTGGAACAACAACCAAACTATCTTTTTTATTCTGCGCTAACAAGCTTTTTGAACTGACTAAGAGCATCAATATCATTGTTAGCTTTAACAATTTCGATTTCATTTATATATTCCTTTTTTAATTCATAAATAATACTATCTTTTATTTGAATATTATATTCAATAGAATCTACTTTTTCAACAACATTACTATCTATAGAATTATAATAATTTACAATATCTTGTAATCTCTTATTTTCAGAATTACTTTTATGTAGTACTATAAGTAATACTACTGTTATTATAAAAAACAATATAAGTAGTATATTATTAACTAATCTTTCAATTTTATCCTTCATATTCTCTTAAAGCTCTTAGTAATTCATTTGTAATTTTTCTTTTAGGAGGAATACCAAGAATTACACAAACTAAATAAGCTGCTGCACCTACACCTCTATTTATAGCATCATCAAATATTTCATTGGCTATTCGTTGAAACTTACATTTATCAAGTTCAAATTTATCCCAATAATCCTTTTTATAAATTTGTTTAACTTCATAAGTAAGCCAATTATTCTTTTTAAGTTCAGCAGTTATTTGTTTATTTGTTTTACCAAACTTATCAACTTTATCTATATAAGACCAAATTTTTGAAGTAGGATGTGCTTTACGACTTACTCCCATATAGGTTTCACCACCTCTATCTATGGGGTCATTCACATAACCTCCTTCTGCACTAATTGTGCGTCTGAAAGCTATGTCAAAGTTAGCCATAATTTATTTATTACCAAAAAGTTTAATTATATCTTCATAAACAAAAGAACCAACAGTACACCAATCAGTTGCACACATATCTTCTGATGTAGGTATATACTGTGTTGCTTCTCCAGTTTGAAGATTAATCTTAAGAAATTGATTATGATATTTAAGCTTTTTACAAGTGGCAAGAAGTATCTCTTTAGTATTATCATTTAATGATGTCATTTTAGGAATAATATTCTCTGTTATTTCTGCTGGAACTTGAGCAGTAATAATTTCTTCAAGTTTACTTTTCCTACAAATGCAAACATTTTTAATACATTGATTAAGGGCATTACCAAAAGTCATATTCATAACACTGACAATTTCCATAATTTAATCCTCCAAAACTCTACGAACCCAACCTAAAAAATATTTAGATTGTGAACTATTATTTGTAACAATTTCGTTATATTTTTTAATTCTTTCAATTTTATATTTATAAACAAAAGCGTCTTCTTTGTAAATATCAATACTATCTCTAATCATTTTATTTTGTGATTTAAGAAAATAATTATCATTTTTTAATTGAGTAATAGTAATTTTATTATTTATTAGAGAATCTCGAAGTAATTTAATTTCCCCCGTAAGGGAAATTATGCTATCACGAGCTTCATAATAGAGAACATCATATCCAACAGGATTAGTTTCATCAATATTTCCTTTACGGGGGTTAGCCAGATTACACGACATGACTAACATACCCAATATTATAAATAAACTAATCTTCTTCATTGAACAAAGTTTGTGTTGTTTTACTTGCTTGAACTTCAAGATAACGGTCTTTAAGAATAGAACAAATTTCATTACGAAGATATTTCATTTTATAGAAAGTAGTCTTAGGTTCTGGATTTTGTTTAACATGATAAAGACCGTCAGGAAATCTTCGAGGCATACCATATTGATTAAGAACAAAATCTCTATCTATATGACAAAGCCAAAGACCAGCACAAGGGATATTTAAAATATATTCTACAAAGAAAGCATATTGAGAAAGTTGAAGATTATAAATATTTCCATTACAATTTTCAAGATGAGAAACAGGAGTTTTTAAAAATTCATTCTTGTGAACAAATGTTCTTGTTTCCTGATAAGGTTTTACAGATTTATCTTTTTTATAATAACCAGCTTCAAACTTAAGACCTCCTCGATTAGTTTTCCAATCACCAATAACAAATTGGTCTTCACGAAGACAAAGAACATCTATACAACCTGAAACAAGATAATCAATTAAAAATGCTCCAATTTCAGAATATATTTTATAATCTCTATCTAAATAATATTGAAACACAGAATATATTTGAGGATATTTATTTTCTGTAGCTTCTTTAAAATCATAAATATCTAAAGGTTTTACTATTTCATTTATATTTGGAATATCAGCAACAGTTATCATTTCACCTTTAGAATTGTGCATATACCTTACAGCATCAGTAAACATCGAAGAACCTTTTATACCATCCTCAAGACCATTATGATAACGAGTTCCTTCTTCACAAGCTTCTTTTGTAATTGTGCTCCATTGTTTAGCAAGTTCTTTTTCAGATACATGAAGTTCTTTGGCTTTAAACTTTAGCCAATAATCTTTATCAAATTCTGGAGCATAACGATGCAACATGGTAGTAGTGGAAAGATAAGAATTTCCATTACTATCAGTGTAACTATGATTTTCCTCTTTGAATGTAAGACGAACCTCATTATATCTTGTATCTCGAACTTGCATAATTTGAAATTACAAATTAAACCGTGAATTGAATTTATCAACATAAAGAAAATCTATATGTGCATTATCTGCACAAAGCTCATCTTCATGTCTATCTCCAATCATTAAATATTTACAATTTTTATCTTTATTTTTATTTAAATATTTTTCTATCATTCCGGGATTAGGTTTTCTATTTGGATTATAAATATCACAAACAGAACAATATTCATATAAACAATCACAATTACAATATTCAGCTATACAAGAAGTAACCCATTGTAATTTATTTTTAAAGAATTTCTCATTTACATATCCCATTTCAATACCACCTTGATTAGTTACAATAACAACTAAATCAGGATTGTATTTCTTTATAGTATCTAAAGTATCAAATTTAAATTGTATATCCCAACAGCCAATAGGAAAATCAGTTCCTTTTATTGGCATTATAAGAGTACCATCTAAATCTGTAAATAAAACTTTATGATAATTCATATTAATCGTCATCTTCATCAGCACTCATGGAAGATAAAATTTGAATACCACCACGAGCCATCTTAATTTCTTCTTCATTACGAAGATTTTCATAAGCTGTATTAAGAGCTTTAATCATATCAGGAACAGCTTTAACCTGATTACTCAATTGATTATGTAATCCCATAATAACAGGAATATCTGCTTCAGCAAGATTCCCTCTTAATTTATTATTGAGATATTCTATTGCTTTACCAGCAACAAGACTTGATACATGAAAAGCTTTTTGAAGATTTTCAATTGCAACACCTGCTTCAGTTATACACTGCTTATAATATTTCTTTATAAGTCTTTTAACCAATTCATCAGGTTGATAAGTTTTATCAAGGTTAAAGTTTTCTATAGCTTCAAGCAAAGATTCATCATCGCTTAAACCTCTTTGACGACAAGGACTCTTGGGGTCACCAAGATAATAAATAACACCACATTCAGCAATATAATTTCTTTTATCAGGTGTATTATCACGCATATAAAGCTCCCGAACATCTTTATCAAGTAATTGAGAAGGGTCAGGAGCTTTAGGCATACCAGTAACATCTATTGTTATTAGTCTATTTATGTCGAGTTTCATATTTAAATTTAAAATTTATATTATTAGTATTTTCAGAACTTTTAACAGGTGTCATCATTGATAAACAATAAATATAAGCATTTGCATAAGTTTTACCAGCGGTAGCACACAATCTATCATATAACATTCTATTAGAAGCTTTATTAAATCTACATAGAACTTTAAGTCTATCTCTTCTTGTAACTTTATTTATAGCTTCATAATAAATGTCTTTAATTTTAACTTTATATAATTCTTTACCGGATTTACTTCTTATATCTTTAAAACTAAGATTTTTACGAAGCTCGTTAAATTCTTGTTTTATAAGATTTTTTCTAACATTACCTATATATGGAATTTTAGCTACTTTATCATTCTTAATATCATTTGCTATGTGAGTATCATAATCTTCTATAATTTCTTTTAAAATGGTAGAGCTGTCGGGATTAATATACCCAACAAGCTCTACCACATCCGACAATTTTAGAACATTTATAGAACTTGACATCTTATCATACGACAAAAGGGTCGTCTTTAACTTTATCTACTATTATAGCTTTAATTGCATTAAGACTAACAATCTTAAACTCTAATAGATAGATAAATTCAGCATCAGCAAAAGCTGTTTTATTAATTACAGACTTATTAAGCGCGTCGTCTGCAATTATATAATTCTTAACAGTATCAGGAGAAAGAACACTAACACTATTAATATGAAGTGCCATTTGTAAATCAGTAGAAGTAATAGAAACTCTATCACCAATCTTACCATTTATTTCTCCATTAACTTTAGCAAGCAGAGGAACAACAGAAACAAGAACATTTGATTTCTGCGATTTAGCTCCCATTATAAGGTCAAAAGGTTTAACTTTATAACGAAGAGCAAGAATAGCATAATTCTTTGAAAGCTGAATATTCTCTGTAAGAGTTTTTAAAATATCAGCAGTAATTTCATTTGCATTAGTAGGAATATTAATTCCGTAATTTGCTTTTTCAGACTTTAATTGATACATAACTTTTTATATTTTAAATGCTAAAATTTCAACATCTTTATAATTGTTTATATTAAACTTATCAGATACAGCTAAAAGACCATTAGTATTCTTTTCCATAATACCGAGATTTTCAAGCTTTTTAAAATTGCTATAATAAGCTCTTGCATTACCTCCGTAAATACTAATAGTTTTGAGACATAAATCTTCTCGTTTAAGATAAATCCCATTATTGTTAAGAAGAACATAATATGCTCGTCTATCTGCTGGAGTTAAATCAAGAAAATAAGAAAACAAATCAAATATATCTTTAGCTCTATCTCCATCACCCTTAAGACTTGTCTTAATAGTTAATACTTTTTCATTTTCAGCAATATAGAAATTATCTTTTTCAACATAATGCTTCTTTTTACTACTATTATCTATGATAAACTTCATATTAATACTATTTATGAATAACCTACACAAAAATATATAAAAAATTGGATTTATCAAAATTATTTCCTATTTTTGACATCAGCGGTGAAGCTAACAATTCTTCTTGTGCTGGAGCTTGTAATAAAGCTTGTGATAAGCATTTATGATTGCGGCGGTACGATGCCTGCTATACCTTATATACGCGCTTACACGCATACGCACGCACACGCATATACGCGCACATACGCCAGCGTTAATAATTATTAATTATTAATAATTAATTATATATTAATTATTTATATAATATATAATATATTATATTATATATTATTATTTAATATAATTATATTATATTATACAATATGTATCTATGTTATACTATTAATTATATAATTGATATTATTAATTATACTGACAATAATGCCTCCAGGACTCCCTACGGTCGTCCTTCCGGCCCTCGCCCGTAGAGGAAGAATTGATTTAAGCTTGCACATATTGCTTATATTAACGATTAATATTTTATTTATAATATTATGTATATTAACAAAAACAATAAAGTCATATTTAATTTTTGTCATACTAAGTATGACGTTCGCTATCGTAAAAACATTCATGACGAAGCATTTAATCGTATAGCTATTAGTCCTTTTGAAATAAAAGATAACTATGATAGTGCACCAGTTTATGGTTCACCTTATGCTGATTGTAATCTTGATTATTGTATGATTAATGTTAATGAACTTGTTAAATGTAATCTTACTCAAGTTGAATTTAAATTCTTTCTTTCTATGCTTTCAAGTCTTGAGGAAAATACTAATATACTTAAAACTAAGCTTAATGGAATCAGAGATGCTATTGGTTGTGGAATGAAACCTTATACGCATATTTATAATCTTATCGCTAAAGGTCTTATAGAAAAGACTGATGTTAAATATGTTTATATCATAAATCATAATATTGCGTTTAAAGGTGATTTAAACAAATTTAGAAAAGATTATTTAAGACTTTATGGAAATGATAAACCTTTATATAATCAATATAAAAAAGTAGTTATTAAACACAATTAAACACAAACATTATGAGTAACTTTCTTACAACTCTTTTTGCAATAGTTGTTTTATTAGCTATTGCAGCAATTGCGTTTTGTATTTACAAACAAAATCAAAAAACAATTAAAGAACTATCTGATGAGAATGATGTACTAAATGAATCTGAAACAGAATCTGATTCCAAAGATGATGATAATAATGAAGAAGTTGTTATTCCAGAACATTGTAAGATTAAAGATGAAATAGAAGATATGCCTAATAAATACTTTTATAACATACACAAATATACAAGTGTTAGAGGAAAATATATGTATTGTGTTGTTGTATCTGCTATAATAAAAGGTAGAAATTATAGAATTATTTGTCCTTTTGGTTTTTATCCTTATCTCAATAGTTATACTGATAAAGTTAAAACTAAAATTAAATCTATGTTTAATGAGGAATTAACTGCTGAAGAATTTTTAAAGATGGGTTGTGATAAAAATAATAATCTTGGTATTAGAGTTCAATCTTTAGATGATTAAATTATGAATTTAATTTATGTTTTATTGATTATTGTATTTACAATAATTGCTACTCTTATATGTCATAATAGATATATAGAGAAAGAAAATGCTCAACAAGTAAATCATCCTTCTCATTATCAAAAGAATGGAAGAGAATGTATTGATGTAATGAAAGACCAATTTGGTGATAAAGCTGTTTATTGGTTTTGTATTCTCAATGCTTTTAAATATAAATGGAGAGCTGGGGCTAAAATTGGTAATGCCTATGACCAAGATTTAGCAAAAGCTAAATGGTATGAAGATTATGCAGATACATTATCTGATAAAGAATCTTATGATTAGATAAATCGTTCTTCTCCCGAAGAATGTTCTTGATTTCTTTCAGAGCTCTATGATGGTCGTGATGATGTTCATAGAGCTATTATTATTTATGTCTTTCTAAAATTGTTATTTTATTATGAAGAAGCTATGGAATATAATAATGCTGATGATACAATTAAATCTATCAATAAAGAAGATAGAAAAGTTATAAGTTTTACACCAAGACAAATATTTCTTCTAACACTTAGTGTTGGTAGAGATAAAGCAATTGAAATTATTAACAATATTAAACATAAATAAAATGTCAATAGCAATAGCTGTATGTTCAATTCTCTTTACGGGGGTTGTCTGTTTTCTTCTTGGTTCTGCTTATCAATATAAACATTATAAAATAACAGGTTCTACTTCCGATGGTTATCATACATTTGATGAATTATATTATTATAGACTTCTTTATAATGCTAATATGGTAAATCTTATTCAATATATAAATGATAATTATCCTGGTAAATTAGATATAAAAGTTTATAAATCTTATAAACATGATGATGGAAAACTTTGTTTTGGTGGTGGATGGTTTATTGTTCAAATGGAAACTCCTTATGGACAAATAAGTAATCATTATGAGAATAAATATTGGTATATGTTTAATTGTAATCAATTACTTTATGCTCGTAAATGGGATGGTCATACACCAGCTCAAGCTGCTGAAAGATTGTATAGACTTAATGGATATATTATAAGAAAAACAGGATATAAATGAGTAATAAAAAAGATAAGTCTATTATAGATGTTAAATCTAAAGATGGAATTTTAAAACAATCAGAGTCAAATAATATTGATTATTTTAAATATGATGTTCCTATATGGGATTATATTGATAGAGTTGACCCTATAAAAATATGGAATAAAATGTGAAACAATTTGAAAATTAATGTTTGAATCATTTTTGAAATATTAAATATATTATAAGAAAGACTGCTCAATAGAGTGGTCTTTTTTTTTGTTTAATGATTAAGGATATAACGGAGAAAGGAGATTTAAAATATAATAAGGTTAATGATTTAAATAATAATTATTATTAAGATTAAGAAGAAAATTTTAAAGAAAATAAAGAAAAAGAAGAATATTATAATTAGAAATAGAATAAGAGTTATAATAATAATTGAGATTTTGTTGAAGATTAAGAGGAAAGTTTATAAGGGGATTTTATTTGGAATTAATTTGGAGATGAAAATGAGGATTTAATTGGAAATTAAGAGAGAGATAAAGGATATAATGGAAATTAGGTAAGAGAGTGAGAAGGTGAACCTCCTTCTATAATACCCCCGGTATGTTCAAAGCGTCTTGATAGCCCCCGTCCTTTTCCTGCTGATTTTCCTCATACAAGCTAAATAGACTTTGATACTGTCGTATCAAAGGTTGCTACCGCAATACCTCACGGTAGCTGCCCCTTCTGTTCTACATTGAGGTCATCCAGGTGAAAAGCCTGAGTCTTAGGTTATGTCTAAAAAGACTACCAAAGAAAATGCTGCTGTTGCAGTTGAGAAGAACATTGTTCGTATTGCCGCTATCGCTAACGCGTACGGTAATGTGCGTATCTGTCTTGACAGATATGGTACGAACTCTCTCGTCGTTCCTGGACTTCGTCCTGATGATACTGACGGATTCATTCCTATCAGTATTATTCGGGCCTTCCTTGAGTCCGATGTTCGTTCTTCTCGACTTGTCCTCGCTGTCTGCAAGGCTCTTTCCGATGGTATCAAAGGTGTTCGTCCTACGGACTTCGTCAATGATGCTATTCGCAGAATCCTTGCTAAGATGAAAATTAAGGCAACTTATATTCTTCATCAAGCTGGCGAGGTCTATACAGACGAAAAGACCGGTGAGACTGGTGCTTATACTAAGGATTGGTATGAGCTCGACACTCAGTCCATTCGTCTCAGCTATGGTGAGAACAAAGATGCATATCTTAATTGCGATGCATCTGCTTTCATCACTGAAAGCAGCATGATTGAAGACTTTTAACCTGATGGTCAGCTTTATGCTGGCCATCTTGTTATAAGTATCTCTACCACATCCGATGTTCTAATTGCCAGCCTCACTGCTCTAATGAGTGGTGAGGTTGGTTTTTAATTTCCTCATACTTATCTAAACATATTTTGTCCTCATATATATCAATATAGAGTTTGTCCTCATATAGAGCGACACGGAGTTTGATTGCATTATCAAAGCATTTTTGTATTGCAATTATTACCATTAATAAAGACATAAAAGAATCAACTTTGCAGATAATAAATTTACTAATAGTTCAAAAGGTAAGTTTATGCGTGATTTTTAAGAACGTTATTAATGGTTTTTAAAATGATAATTATCGTTCTGATAATTAATATAACGATTCTCGTTCTCTTTCACCGAATAACACAAGTTGTCGTGATGATACCTTGTGTTTCTAATTGATAACAATTAAAATAATAATGATATGAAAAGATTTATTGCTACCATTATTCGTTTTGTGATGCCCAATATAATTAAGGCACATGAAATAGAAGAAAGAAGAAGGCGTGTTCATAACGCTAATGTGATTCAACATTTGCTGGATAATGAACATGACCTTAGAGATAGGGTTAATGGGCATCAATTTATACCTTCTACGACTAAAAAGGCCGTTTTAATGGCAAATAAGTATGGTTTTAGTAGGTATAATAGTGTTAAAGCATTGAAAGAAGCAGATTTTCGTTGATGTGTTGTAGAGATGAATGAGAATGTAGATGGAACTGGTTCTCCAGCTATTCCTCTACATTCTCTTTATCTTTATAATAATATATATAATTAACTTGATGCTGCTCATCTTGCTAAACTTTGTGCTCTTAACCCCATTTTAAGCTTCATCTCTTTCTTATAACACTAAAAATCCTCCTTCTTTTAAGATAAAAACAAACTATCTTACTTATCATACAAATTAAACATATATTATGAAAAAATATCTTGTTATTGCTAATACTTATGATGGCGGTTACGGTGTTGAATATCATCTTTTTGCCATTTGTAACACAGAAAAGGAAGCTATTGAATGGATTCTTAATCATCCTATTGTTCATTTTACAAAAGATATTTGGGGTGAAATAAGAGAATACAATTTTTCTTTTCTTGAATGCTATGATGAAAATAAATATAATTTTACAAAAGAAGAATTTATTAAACATTGTTATATAAAAGAATTTACTGAAGATACTCCAATGTTTATAGGAGATTATATTGAATAATATTGTAACGGTGATATATACGCAGTTTGAGCCTGCCAATATCGTCGTTATTTTTTTTAAACGGTTATGCGTGTGACCGGATAATAACGCTTAAGACGATAGACTTAATTCTATCAACTTCGTTCACGGATTAAAACAATTAGGTTACTGATAGTTTTGCCTATTCCCTATTGAGGATAATATGGTAGTTTAGGAATATGGTGTTAATCAGTTTAAAGGAAACACTACTGCTTGACCTAATAATCGTGATTAAGAAGATGTTCCGGACTCTTCTTGACATACTGCTGATGGCCACAGTAGTATGCACTATGCTCTCAATAGCAAACCTTCCCGTGGTGAGAGTGTAAGTAATCTTAATGATGAAACTAATTGCTAATGTTTAATTTAATTTTAATATTATGATTAAAAAAGAATTTATTAAAAATAATCTTCTAAAAGTTATTGATTATCTTCCTGCACATTTTGTTACAAATAATAAAGAATATTTCATTTATATAAGTAAATTATATAGTGGTCAATATTCTATATTTTATGCTGACACTAATGGATTTACTTTATATTTTCCTGAAAGTAAACCTACTTTAATTGATGCAATTATTTATACAATTGAACAATTAGATAAATATATTCCTGATTTTGTTAACAATTTAATTAATATTTAATATGCTAAAATTTAATACGGAAATTCAGTATAAAGGTTTTACCTTTATTACTAATATTGTTCATACTGGACAATATCGTCCTTATGGAGATACATTTAGAGTTTATGATATCAGCACTAATTGTCCTGATAAGGATATTGTTGTTGATTTTGTAAAATCTTTTATTGCTCCACAAGACAGGAATATCCCCGTAAAGGAAGAATGGAGTAAACTTCCTGGTCCTGATAATTATTTTCGTGGTTATTATACCATTGAAAAGACTTCAACTGGTTATAGATATACAAAATGTGAACCTTTTACTGATTAATATTATGGAAAATAATTTATTCATTTCTATATTAATTTTATTTATTGGTTTATTTATTTGTTTTCTTATTTATATTGCTGATTATTCTGTATTTAAAAAGAGAATTGAAAAAATTCTTGATTTAGACATAAAAACTAATAATCATATTAAAGAAGTATTAAATCTTAGTTCTGAAATTAATAAAGGTGTAAAAGATGTTTGCATTTCAAATAATATATTAATTAAAAAACTTCTTCTTGTTACAAAAGAAAACAATTATTTAAGACAAGCTATTCTTTCTAATAATAAAGATAATGAAAACAATGAAACATAAAATCCTTCTTTTATTTTTAGCATTTTGTTGTGCTACTACATTATATGCACAATCAGATACAACTCGTATCAATGTTCCACTTCGTTTCGATACTGAAACTATTATTACTAAGTCAGGCAAGACTTCCACTAAATATTATGCTATTTATAATGGCGAAATCTATGATAGTAATAAAACTTCTATGAATCGTTATTATACTATTCGTAAATTTGGTGGACAGCCTTGTGCTGTTCTTATTACTAATAAAAAATCTAAAGCTAAGAAAATTATAGTATTATGATTAAATTTCCTAATCTTAATGATTATGTATCATTTTATAATAATCCAAATTATAAATTTGGAATAAGAATTGATACAAAATGTGACGCTAAAGATAGAAAAAGAATTAAAACTATTTGTTTTAATATATCATTTCCAATTCCTTTTCAATTTTTGAAAAATATTCTTGAACAATATTGCTCTGAAAGAAATATTCCAGTAAACATTTACGAAGTTGATGTTAATACTGACTTTGAAACAATTAATTTCTGGAAACTTATTTGGTTTCTTGACAATATTGTTGAATATAAAAGGGTATTAGTTAAAATTGAAGACCCCAGCGACAAAAATCATTGGATTAGTAGCAGTGTTTATCTAAAAGATGAAAAAGACTTCAATAGACTAAAAGAAGAAATTAATCGTTTTTACGATAAAGACTTTGATGGTCTTGTAGATTAATCAATTAAAAGCAAACCAAATGGCAGTCTTCCTCTACGGGGGGACTGCCAAATAAAAACCATTTAATAATTATTAAATCATTACAACTATGGAACAGGAAAATGTTCAGGCTGAAGCTCAGCAGGGAGTTGTTGAGCAGGTTGAAGGACAGAAGTCTTTCAAAGATGTTATTAAGGACCTTATTGCTAATGGCGCTCGTCGTTACAATGGTCTTAAAATCAAAAATGTAAAGATTAGCGAAGAGGATAATTATACTCGCGTTACTCTTGTTGTTCATCCTTCTATTCCTGGAATGGTTAGTAAAGATGGTGGTTTGACTTGGGAACCTGGTCTTACCAATAATATCTTTACTTCTACCTTTGCTCTCGCTGGTATGTTGAAGGAAGATGATGAGAAGGGTTGGCTTGCTGACACTCTTGCTGAAAATCCCAAGGCAATCAATATCATCATGAATGGTGGCACTGTTGACATTATTCAGCAGACTGTTAAAGAAGGTGTTCCTTACAAGAATCCTTTCTCTACTCGTGAAGATGTTGAGGAGACTATTTTCCAGCGTGATACAATTATTAATTACGTTGTTGGTTTTAAGTATGGTCCTAACGGTCAGCGATTCGCTGATACTCTTGCTATTAAGATGATGGGATTCTAATAGCTACTTATAATAATGGTGGTATTGAGTAAAAAATATTTTGAAAAATACCACCATTTTATTTGTATCTTACTATTTATTTATTATATTTGTAGTCAGTTCTTACAATAAACAATTAAACAAATAATTAAGTTATGACTAAAATTGCAGATGCTCTTAATGCCGAGCAGAAGGAAAAAATCTATCGTAATGCAAAGTCTTATCCTAAAGCTAATAATGCTGGAACTAAAGTTCCTGGTAAGACTTTTGAACGTAAAGCTTTTGATGAGTCTCGTTTCCCTGAACATTCTCGTCGTCTTACTTTCCTTTGTCGCAATAATGCAGAATTTAAGAGGCTTCTCTCTCTTGCTCTTATTCATCTTCATCATGAAAATGGAACTATTCCTGCTGATGCAAAAGCTTATGTAAAGTTTAATTTCAATAAATATTCTATTAAGGCTGAAGGTCTTATTACTGAATATTCTATGAAAACTAAACTTTTTGCTACTGCGATGGTTACTGCAATTGTAGCTTTTAATCAGTATAGTCAGAATACTCTTGCTAACTATGTTCAGAATGAGTTTAGTAAGAATCCTTTGACTGATGAAGAGCTTGAAAAGGCTAATAAGATTTGTGAGGTAATCAATGTTATTCCTTCTACCCCCGTAGAGGAAGAAGAACCTACTGAATAAACTATTATTTGTGCTAACAGTATTACTGCTCGTTAGGGTATGCGAGGTTCCTTACTTTAATACTGTTAGCACTTTTAATATTTATTATCATGAAAGAACAAGAACAAGGCGAAGTTCAAATAGATGGTTATCTTCTTACTCACGATTTTGATGATAAAACGGATTATCAAGGTGATGAAGATTATGAAGATGACCCTTATGGACAATTCGGTAAAGAAGATTAAATATGGCACGAAATAGAATTAAAGTTCATGCTTTTGGTTATAAAAAGAACCAAAAAGTAAAAGAAACTAATGGTATTCAATATTATAGAGTTCAAACTATTACCATGAATAGAACTTATGAAGTTCCTGTTTATGATAAAGATGGACAACTTGTAAGAATTGATACTTTTAATAATACTTTTATCAAAAATATTAGACATAGTATTGATTCTAAACCTCGTAGAGGTCGTACTCTTGCAGAAATGGTTTATGAAAGTATGCCTTCTTAATTAGTTGTTATCATCATAGCTCAGCAGGTAGAGCATTACACTTTTAATGTAAGGGTCGTGGGTTCGAATCCCACTGATGATACTATAACGTTTGGTGTTTTGGTTTTCCATATTATTGTTAACTATCTTCTGTTGTGAAACACAAGATAGTTTAAAAGAAATCCCTTAAATCATAATATTATGACAACTAATAAAAGAAAAATTCATTGGCATCTTAATTGGATTCTTTGTGCTATTATTTTCGTAATTCTTGCTATTGTTTTCTGTTATCGTTACTTTAAAGTAGGTTATCCTGTTGAAGCTAATTGGACAGAAGAAGTTTTTAAATATCTTGCTATGTGGCCTGTTCTTACAGCTATTTGTTGGACTATCGCTTATGTTCCATTTAGAATGTATAGTGGATATTTATCAAAAAAGCGTGGTGGAAATCCTGAAAGTGCAGCAGGAGATATTTAATAATAAACAAATATATAGTTATTGTGTGTAGAGAGATTATAAAAAATCTTGATGACAGCACTTTAACTATATTTATATGTTGTACTTAAAATGAGTATGTACTACTAACTGTTGTGAAACACTTAGTAGTATTCGGCCCCTTAGCTCAATTGGTTAGAGCAACTGACTCATAATCAGGAGGTCAAAGGTTCAAGTCCTTTAGGGGCCACTAAATATAATAATAATATGATTTATATAGATACAAAAACAGGAAATAGATATAAAATTATATCTAATAATGCAAGATTTAAAGATTCTAATGGTAAATGGATTGATTGTGTTATTTATGCTCCAATGTATGCAAATACTTATGATATGTTTGCTCGTGAAAGAAAATCATTTGAAGAAAGATTTAAACCCGAATAAAATGATTTATACAAAAGAAGAATTTAAACAAAAATATGATAATAATGAATATCTTGATTTAAAAGATATTTGGGATTGTGCTAAAAATTGGGGTTTATATCTATTTCCAAGACAACATAGTGTGTTTGAAGTTATTCGTAAAGTTTTAGAAGCTTGTGGAACAAAATAACATTAAATCTTATAAATATGTCGTATAATATTAAACCAAATGTATTAATGATTAATGATATAGTTTATAACAGTAAAGAACAAATTGTTCGAGTTATAGC